GGATACCCAATCTATCGAGTTCGTAAATGCCGACGGCTCCATATCCTCCATCCCGGTTTCTGACTTCGTGAAAGTGTATGTCGGCTCTATCGGTTCCGAGATACAGGTTACGGTCGAAGGCTCCGAAATCCGCGCCTCCCTGCTCAACAACACCGTATCCTGGGACAAATTGACACTTGCATTGCAGGAGATGATCCAGGGCAAGGCCGACCGCACGGAGCTTCCCACGAAACTGTCCGAACTGGAAAATGATTCCGGATATGTGACTTCGGAAGAATTGAATACTGAATTAGGCTACAAAGACCACGTAGCCTACATCCTCAAGGACTTTACGAAGAGCTATTATAACAATACGGGCTCGGACATCACGGATCGGAGCATGGTCGTTACGCCTACGCAGTCAGGCGTGACGTCGAACTTCTCCCTGACCAGCCGCATCCCGGTCGCAGCTTCGGACTTTATTTTCGTGCGCATGAAGCTGCGCGTGGACAAAGAGTGCTCTTTGCGGATCATTACCTATTCGGACAATCTCGACCAGCGGGGCCGCTGGTTCGTCCTCAAGGCAGACCGCACCTACGAAATCTACTACCGCGGCAAGGCGGCGTCGGTAGCGGGAGGGCTGAATGTGGGCACCAGCATATCCGCAGCCACCAATATCGGCCAGAAGGTCACCATCGAGGATTTGATCGTCACGCTCAATAACTATGACGCATGGTGCGATGCCGAGAGCCGGGCCACGCTGAAAAACTTCGACACGGACTCCTTCACCGTGGACGAGGGCGGGACGGGGCATTTCTTCTCGGTCGCGCAGGCGTGCGACTTCGCAAGGGACGCCTTCGATGTCGTGAACAACGCGGTTACGGTGTTTATCCGCAACGGCCTTTACGATCACGAGGCCCCGAAGAATGTGGCGATGGGTTACCCGTATGCGATCATCAACAAGGGGGCGAACCGCATATCGCTTATCGGCGAGAGCCGCGACGGCGTCATCGTCTCGTATGAGAACAACTCCGTGAACCGCGCCAAGATCATCGAGGCGGGCGGCGAATGCACCATCGCCAACATGACCGTCAACTGCCTGAACGACGAGAGTTATACGGACGCCAGCGCCGGCGGTCACCAAGCCTGCTACTGCATACATATCGATTCGGTCTTTGCCGCATCTGAGCGATATTTCACGACGATTCGGAACTGCAAACTCTTCAGTACGTGCCATTCACCCGTCGGCGCGGGCCTTACCGACAACCAGACCATTCGGTTAGACGGCTGCGAGTGCGTCAGCGACACGCACGTAGGCACTTCGACGGGCGCGGCCACCATCCACGCAAGCACCGATGCTGCGGCGAAAAATATGGCCGTCGAGATCATCGGCTGCCGCCTGCTGTCGCTCGACGGAACCAAAGCGCTCTACATGCCCGACGTGAAGGGCGGCGCTCCCTTCACGCAGGTCGACGTCACGCTGCTGGGCAACACCTACTATACCACGGGGCCGGAGATCACCGATGCCGACTTCTTGTCCAGGCACAAGCTCACGCCGTGGTCGGATGCTTCGTTCAGCGAAATTTCGGTTATCGCGCACTCGGACTGCACGCTCGAAGCGCGCGTGACGCACCTCGAAAGGCTGCTCATGGAAATGCTCTCGGGCAAAGTGCTGATCCCGGAGTTGCAGGTGAAAAAACTGGGCGTGTGGGGCGACAACAACCTCGTCGTCACGGGCGAGGGTGCGCCGACGAAAGCCCCCGACCGCGCAGGGCAGTTCTATGTCGATACGAAGAACAACGCGGTCTACCACTCCGTGGGTAACGGCGCGGTGTCGGACTGGAAGAACGCTTAAACTACATACCACATGTCACAAGTCAACAAATACGCCAACAAGGCGGGTTACACGGCCGACAAGAATCGCAAGGACACACAGTCGGCGGTATCCTACATCGAGGACGACGGAGCGCTCATCTACGACGGCGTGAACGTCGTAGTGGACAAGCCGGCCGCCGGGGTGGGCGACCTCGCGGTCTTCGACAAGACCACGGGTACTATCCGCTTCGTCAAGGGTGCGACGCTTGTTGCAGAGCAGCTGTCGCCGCAGCTTGTCCCCGTGGCCGTGGTCTATGCCCGGCAGGGCGGGCGGGTGCTGATCGTGTCGCTCGAAAATGCTTTGGGTAGTACCCGATGGGCGAATACTTACAAGGTTGCATTGTCGGGCTTCGACCTGTCTGCGGGCGGAACCGCGGTTCTTACATTTGGATTAGGAATTTATAAAATCAACCTGACCTTAACATGGGGCGCGGGTGCGGAACTTTCGGATATTCATGCTCAAATCAACTCGTTCGTGACCGGGCAAATCAAGGACTACGGTTGGACATCGAGTGTCGACGAGGCAAATTCGCGTATCATCATGTCGTCGAATACATGGTCGCCCAGCTATGCGACTATCGGCGTCGTAAGCGGCTGCCAAATCACAAGACCTCCGGAAGACGTCAACTACCAAACAACGTTGACGGGGGTGTTGATCGAGGGGGAGCGGGAATATGTCCGCCGTAATAACGGCGTTAATTCGTCGTATGCGGGCTGCAATCCCGAAAAATTCCTGCAATACTATTCGGCCCACGGAAGTGATAAAACCGGACAGCAACCGGGTAGCAGCGAGATTATCCGCGAAAGCGCCTTTACCGAAGAAGCCAATCCGGCATTGGTCGCCGCCTATCCGACCTACCGGGATTATCTGTTCGGAGAACATTTGCTGCAATATCCCGCAGCCTACGGCGCGCTGCTTCGTGACGGCAAGACCAACACGCGCCTGATCGGGCGGCTTACCTTCGAGGACATTTATGGTAAGATACAGTACCGATATATGGCTGCTGCGGCTGCTCTCGACTACGGCGTCTCGGTCGAGGGCGCAACTACCGGACTGGAAGCGGGTGCATGGTGGCTTCCGTCCGTCGATGAAGTCTACCTGCTTATGCACGACCGCGTGTTAACGTCTACCGACCGGGAAAGCGACCCTGTAAACCGCACGCTGTCGCGCCTCGGTAAGACGTCCTGCTACGGATCAGACTATTATCTGTGGACATCGTGTGAGCTCAACCTCAGCGGAGTGCTCATCTACGGCGGCACAATGGGCAGCGTGAGCAGCTACAACAAGCATTACACGAGCGCCGTGCGCCCGGTCTGCGCCTTATAACTATCTGAACCATGGAAACACAACAACAGATCGACATCCTCGAATCGCGGCAGCTCGAATTACGGGCGATCATGGCCAAATCCGACGACAGGGCAGCCAAATGCAGTAAGTCCGGCCTTGACTTCCGGGCTACCTATCCTCTGGATTATGAGGAGTACGAAGCGGCCAACGCGGAGTACAACGCGAATGAAAAGACCCTTGCGGAGCTGAGGGCCCGGCGTGCCGAAGAGCTGGCCGCCGAAGAAACGGTTATGGACTTTCAAAATATTGAGCAATGAAGATGTATATGACCAACAAGCCCAACGGCGAGCCGTTCTATCCCGTAACCGTAGCCGAGGCCGTGCTTGTTTCCGAAGGAGAAACATTAGCCGCGGTGCTGAAACGGCTCGAACAGAGGATCGCAGAATTGGAGAAGTCGGAAGCGGCGCCCCAGGCGCAGACAAACGTGTTGCCCGAACAATAGAATACACCCTATGGAAGCATTGTGGAGATTTATAGAAAGGCTCTGCGAAAAAGTATGGCAGGTGTTGATCGGTGCCCTGGTGTACATGTTCAACGCCATAGCCCCCATACACGACATACTGACGGCCTGCATGATTATATTCGCCGCGAACTTTTTCACGGGCCTGTTCGCCGGCGTGCTCGTACAGCACGAAGGATTCATATTCCGCAAGGCTTTCAAGTGCATATCCGAGGCTGCGGTAATATCGGGACTGATGGCTATGATACTGCTCGTCGGGGACAACATCGACAACCACGACGGGGCGATGTCGGCGATCTCGCTCGCAGTATATGCCCTGATATATTTCTACGGGGTCAACATCCTCAAGAACCTGAACCGCATATTCCCGAAGAACCGATACATCGACTTCCTGTACTATGTGCTCTCGTTCGAGATGATTAAGAAGATTCCCTATTTGGAAAACTACAAACAAAAACAAAAGGACAAATGAAAAAGAAATGGATCGTATGGAGCATCGTTGCGGCCGTGGCCGTAGTGCTCGGAATCGTATTCCCGCGTTACATCCTCGTGGGGGTTGTTTGTGCTATGGCCGGATGGGTCGGGCATATCCTGTACACTAAACGTTTTGCCTGATGAAGCATTTTACAATGGCGGAGCTTACGCGCTCGGCCACGGCCCGTGCAAAGGGCCTGGACAATACCCCGACGGCGGAACACCGCTCCAATATCGAAATGTCCGTCGCGCAGCTGCTCGACCCGCTGCGGGAGGCGTGGGCGGTGAAATGCGCCAATGAGCAGTGGAGCACGCCTGCAATCCGGGTTTCGTCCGGTTACCGCGGCTTCGCGCTCAACAAGGCCGTCGGGGGCTCTGTGACCTCGGCGCATTGCGTCGGCTTCGCGTTCGACCTGGTGCCGTGCAACGGCCGTATGGCCGACTTCAAGCGCTTTTGCCGTACGTGGCTCAGGGGCCGCGCCTTCGACCAGATGATCTCGGAGGACGAGGATGCCGCCGGCACGCCCCGTTGGGTGCATATAGGCTACAAGAACCGCCAGGGTGGCCAGCGGCGGCAGCTGTTGACCATGCGTGCGGGCAAATATATCCCCATGACGGCATGAAACGCTTGATCCTCTACCTGCTCGCCGCCCTTGCTGCCGGAGCGCTGCTCTTCGGCTGGGGCTACCGCCGGGGCGCCGCGTCGGTGGTTGTCGAAGAAATAACGCGCATCGACACGGTGTTCTATCCGCGGCCGGAACCGCTGCCCGGCACGTACCGCCTGGCCGACATCTCGGTGCCGGTGCTGCTCTTCGCGCCGCCCGACACGGTGACGGAGACCGTCGTTGTGAAAGTCGGGGCAGACAGCGTGCAGATGAAGGTGGCGATGGAAACACGCCCCTACTCGGACAGCACCTACCGGGCACAGGTCAGCGGGCCCCGGATCGGCAACCTTCGGCCGACGCTCGACTGGATAGAAACATACGACCGCACGACTATCCGACAGCAGGTAGTCACCCGGCGCAGCCGCTTCGCCCTGACGGCCGGGGTCGGAGCGGCGTACACACCGCAAGGGTTCCAGCCTACGGTCGGCGTAGGAGTAGGTATTATTTTATGGCAATTCTGACAGGTATGAAGATAATTTATAACGACATCATCCCCTTCAAGTGATACAAGGCTATCAATCTGTTCGGGATCGTATTTGCCCGCAAGTCCGCCCGCCCGTTGTCGGATAAAAATAAAAACCACGAAGCGATACACACCGCACAGATGAGAGAACTGTTATATGTGCCCTTCTACATCGTCTACCTATTGGATTGGGTATTTCACGGCTTCAAGTACCGAAGGATAACTTTCGAACAGGAAGCATATGCCCATGAAGATAACCCTGAATACCTTGAAATACGAAAACACTACGCGCAATGGAAGAGCTGATTTACATATACTGGGATGACTTCCCATCGGTTGTAACCGAATAACGGGCCTTGGGGTACGGGCATAAAAAAGTCCCCAACGCTTTCCCGCATATACCACTATACGATTGTGCCAACGCACCACATTGAGGACTTATTCCTTGAATCGGTGTGTTGGCTTTTTGTATAGTGGTATAACAAATTTATAATAAAAAATCGGGAAAGCATATGCGTAAATCGGAGCTTTTTGCACAAATACTCGAATGTGTTGCATTTGAAACTGAAATAGCCAAAGAACAAATCCTTTCGAAGGATAAATTTCAAGATGTGGTCGATGCACGTTACATGCTCGTGCACTTCTGCCATAAAAACGGCATGTACATCACCGACATCGCCCGGATGATGCGCTTCTCCCGCCGGGCCATAGAGAAGATGGTCGCCGGGTTCGATGAACGCAAGCGATACAGCCACCCTATATTCGAAATACAGTGCGAACTTATTGCGAAGAAGTTGCCTCCCATCTGCGCCCCAATGAATTGATATGCCTGCCGCCCGCAGCCACCTTTGCAATGTTGCAACAGGTGAACGCCCGGCCTTGACAGGGGCGGCAATCATTCAATAATTATTAAAAATGGGTTCGGATAAAACTTATATTTTCGATGGAGGCGGCTCGGGTGGCGGCCTTGACATCGCGGCTCTCGTCTCGTCAATGATGGGCAACAAGGGCATGGATCCCAACCTCGTAGCGGCACTCATGAACGGTAACAACAACCGTGGTGCATGGGGCGGCGACGGGTGCTGGTGGATCTGGATCATCCTGCTCTTCTTCTGCTGGGGCGGTAACGGCTTCGGATTCGGAGGCAACGGCGCGAACGGTCTGCCTGCGCAGCTCAACGGTGACGCCGGACGCGAACTTCTCATGAACGCAATTCAAGGCAACGGCACGGCGATCACTCAGCTGGCATCGTCGCTCAACTGCTCGACGCAACAGATTCAGTCTACGCTGTGCAACATCCAGAGCATGCTGGGGATGTCGAGCCAGCAAATCATCAATGCCGTGCAGTCGATGGGTTGTCAGATCGGCAATCAAATCGCCGCGTGTTGCTGTGATATGAAGCAGGCCATTAATGGCGTCAATGTGGGCATGGAGCGCGGATTCAGTAGCGTTGCCTATGAAACACAACGTCAGACCTGTGATTTACAAAACACAATTCGCGAAACTTCTCAAAGCGGGACTACAGCGATAATTTCCAAACTGGATCAAATGCAGGCAGCTGCATTGCAGGATAAAATTGATGCCCTGCGCGAAAAGAACAGCACGCTGACCACGCAGCTCAACCTCGAACACCAAAACGCCTACATGGCCGGTGTTGTAGGACAGGCTGTAGCACCCGTGAACGCCGCTGTAGCGGCTTTGCAGAATGACGTGAATAGCATCAAGTGCAAGCTGCCCGAAACGGCTACCGTGCCCTATTCGCCTATTGTCGGTGTGCCTACGTGTATTGCCGCACAATATGGTCTCGGATATGGTGCAGGGTTTGGCTTTGGGGGGAGCGGCGGATTTTGGGGATAATGCTATTATTCGCCGATAGGTGAAATGTTCTTTGACTTACTGATAAGAGGCTTCCCAATCCGAAAGCCAGCGCCAATGAAATCCTTTCAATGTGCGAGTTGGTTTTCGAATGCATTCATATATTCCTCCGATGTGAAATCCGTGTAATTGATGGGCTTCGGATGCTGTTTTATATTTTGCAACCAATATTCCATTTTTAATCTGGACAATTGGCTTTCTGTTTTTCTTGTTGGGTATTCTTCGTGCTTTTGCTGCACACTCTCTTGTGACAGGGTTAAGCATGTTCATTGAACGAGTACACCAACGAAGATTACGTGCCACATTGTTCGTCCGGTTCCCATCTATATGGTCTACATATGCATAGTTATTAGGATTGGGGATGAACGCTTTAGCAACAAGCCTATGGACTAATTCAGTCTTATCTACTCCGTGTAGGGATGTAAGTCTAACTCTCAAATATCCTCCCCTATTTGGGCGAGGAGTTAATATGCGAGGTTTAGTCGTCCAACTATTGTTATTACCTCCGCTCACGCGATGGGATAGCGATGAAACCCTACCATAATCAGATACCGCGAAATAGCCGAGCGTACCATCAATAATACGCCATTCTTCTCCTTCGAGAGCAACACTCTCTATGAATTCCCGATTTGTCATTGCCAAACAATTTAGTGGTGCCAAACGAGAAAAAGAGGGAAGGACGTTTGGCAAGCCCTTATCAGTTGGTCATGACTCCAACCTATCCCGATGTAAAATTAGTTATAATAACTTAAATTACAAAAATATGGCAGTATTCCCATTTCAGTATGTTAACCGCAGGGGCATACCGGTACTAAAAACTACGGGCGTGACAGTGGAGACCACGGGTGTTGTGTTTTCCTTTCCCAACCACGCATTTGCAAATTCGTGGTACCGAGGACTCGTGCTGGTTGAGTTGGTACAGGAAGTCCCTGCCGGCACAACGGGAACGCTTCCCGTGCTGTTTGAAACCAACGGGCAAAATAAGAATCTGACGACGTACAACGGAGCAAATGTCACAGTATCGGATATTCCGGGTTCAGGGGTATACCAGATATGGTATGACAAGCAGACCGATACTTTGCAATTGATGACCGGTGCCGTCTGAATTAAAAAAACAATTAACAGAAAGAACGGGAGAAGGTAACTCCTTCTCCCTGACTTTCACAAATCATTAACCAAGATGTTTCAGAACTTGAAAAAAGGCTCCTTAGTCTACGTCTTCGACAATCGCGAGCAGCCAAAGTTTTATACAGCGAATGTAAAAGATGTGTCGGCCCCGTACATTCCGCCCCAGAAACCGGGGCAGTTCTCGCCGATGCAGCAGTTCATCAATATCTCGATAGAGGGCAACGAGCCGTGGGGCGTCCCCATGCTGGCGGACATCGTTTCGAAAGACGGCCTTACCGTAGCGACGACACGTGAAGTGTTGAAACCGACCATCATGGAGGCACAGCAGGCAAGCCGTGACATCGTGGAATCATTCGACAGGCACAAAGCCAACCTGAAGGTCTACGATGAGATCCTGATGCAGCTCGATCCCGAAGCTGCGCGTTCAAAAGAGCTCGAAGCCGAAAACAGGGAGTTGCGGAAGATGCTCGCTGACATGAACGAACGGCTGAGCCAGATACCGACGGCGGAAGAACTGAGGAGCCTTGTCAAGTCTGAACCACCTGCAAAAACAAAGTAACTATGGGTTGGAGAATCATAGGTGAAGGCCGTGGCGGCTTCGGCGGCCACGAAGAGGAGATGGAGCGGGAGCTCCGACGCGCCTACGAAGAAGGCTTTGAAGAAGGCCGGCGTGAAGGCCGTGGCGGATACGGTGAGCGTGGCAGCTACGGACAAGGTGGCGGCTACGGCGAACGTGGCGAGTATGACCGCGGCGGGTATGAGTATGACGACGCCTACGGCGAACGCCGTGGCGTAAGGGGTACAGGCCCCTATTCGCGGTATCGCAGGCGGTAAACCGGAGGGAGGGGGCCGCAGTGCCCTCTCCAATTTTTAAATCGAAAAATATGGACAGGTTAGATACACATGAAAACTTCCCGGCAGGGTTCCGGGAATATCTCGAAAATTACGGTTGGCACTTTTCAAAGAAGATGTGCGAATTCGCCGTTTCCCGCATGAAGGACAGGAACGGCAAGAAGATCGAGCCCTATTCTAAGGATAAGGTGGATGCGCTGCTCAAGCAGTACGGCATCGAACTCAAAAAGGACAAGGGCTATGATTGCGTGTACGTCTGCAACATGGCATTGGCGGACTATTTCGGGTCGTCGATACCCAATCCACAATACCTGGCGATGTTCATACGTGACTATATCAATGACGAGGACGGCTACGACGGCTTGCCATTTACACGTTACTATGCCGATACCATCGGCTCGGGAACACCCATCCTGTGGGAAGAGATGATGTAGCCATGGAAGAATATCCCCAGATCAGCGAATTCACAAACGACAACGACGAAATCGATGAAAAATATCGCAACGCTCGTCCGTAACCTGCCTGCCGACAAGTACCAGGAACTAGCCGGGGCGGTGAACGACGTATTCGAGAACAAGCGCTTCAACCGGGCACAACGCAGAAGGCTGGCGCGAAACTGGCGCAAGTACGGAAAAAGGGAGGAAAAATGAAGATTCGGGACTTGAGTATTCACAAGTATGGTTGGACGTTGCGCATATATTATGCCGTGACGTGCTACTATACGGGCGAAATACTCAAGTCCCTTACCGACATCGGATGCCCCGATACGGTTCTTCATCGCGTACAGGGGAATATGGAAAAGTGTGAAAT